CAAAGGATTTCCTAGACGAAGACTTCATGGGTGACGAAGCCCCGGTTGAAGCTATCGAGCAGGCCCCTGAGCCAGTGGAGGACGCCTCGAAAGGGCCGACCCGTGGACCAGATGGCAAGTTCGTAAAGGCCGAAGCTGAGGCGCAAGCAAGCCAAGTCGATCAGGGCGCTAAAACAGCCGTCGAAGCAGACGGTACTTCATTCGAGCCGCCATCGGATGAACACGGAACCCAAGTACCGCTGTCAGTGGTCCAGGCATTGCGCAAGGAGCTTCAGGAGCTGAAGTCCCGGCAAGGCACGGGCCAATCCCCCCAAACCAAGGGCCCGGAGTTCGCTGGTCCGCAGTTTGAATTTGAAGACGATCCGCAAGGCTACACACAGGGCAGTCTGTCCCAGATGAAGATGCAGATGAGCGCATTCATGGCGTCTCAATCAACATCTGAGGCAGAAGTCCAGCAGGCATGGGCTGATTTCGATCAGGCTTGCGCAAACGATCCCCAAGTCAGTGCGTACAGCTATTCACTGGTCAACCATCCTCATCCGATGGGCGAGGTTGTGAAGTGGCACAAGCAGCAAGCCGAAGTCAAAGCCATCCAGTCCGCAGGGGGTCTCGAAGCCCTTAAAGCGCAGTGGCTGGCAGAGGCAACAGGTCAGCCTGCCGTGCAGTCAAACGGAAATGCCAAACCTAACACGCCGCCTTCACTGGCACGTGGCGGGGCTGGTGCAAGTTCTTCAGACACACCTGCGGATGGAGATGCTTTCGACGCCCTGTTCAAATAACAGGAAATAGGAAATGGCCTATACGACCCCAGCCACCGAGCTGGTCCTCAAGAAGTGGGAAACAAACTACTTCAAAGAGTTCGTTCGTGAGAGCGGATTCATGCCCTATATGGGCGCCGGGCCGAATAACCCAATTGTGGTTAAGCGCGACCTCATCAAAGGCGGGCAGGTTATCACCATCCCGCTGGTTACAGCCCTTTCAGGCACCAATACCGGCACGGGTACGCTGGTTGCAAACGAGATGCAGCTTGGCAATTCCGGGTATGACCTGAAGCCCTACTGGCACCGCTATGCCGTCGCGATCAAGAAGTCCGACGAGCAGAACTCTGTCATCGACCTCCTGAACGCATCCAAGGACATGCTGAAGGTTCGCGACATGGACGACATGCGCGATTCCGTCATCAATGCGCTTGGCTCTGTAGTCGAGGCATCCGGCTCTTATACAGACGATCCGGGCCATGCCAAGGAAGTGTTCTTTTCTGACGCCACAGCGGCCCAGAAGAACACATGGGCGGCTGCTAACCGGTACCGGATACTGTTTGGTAACGCGGAAGCCAACTACAACGCCACGTTTGCAACAGGCTCGGCAACCGTTGACGGCACGAACGACAAGTTCACCGTTGAGAGTTCCCGCCTCCTGAAGCGCATGGCCCGTCGTCGGTTCCGTATCGACAAGGGCGATTCCATCGACCTGCCATCGATCCGCCCGCTACGCACGGGTACGCAGGGCCGTGAGTATTTCGTCGCCTTCCACGGTGTCGAGACGTTCGCCAACCTGAAGACGGCGATGGACACAATCAACCTTGATGGCCGTCCGCGTGATGTCGAAAGCAACCCGATCTTCCAGGATGGGGATCTGGTCATTGACGGTGTTGTGCACCGTGAAATCCCTGAGATTAGCGGTTACGGCAATATCGGTAATTCCAGCGCAGCGGTCTACCCGGTGTACTTCATGGGCGCTCAGGCGCTTGGCTGTGCATGGGGCCAAACCACGAAGTCAACGAAACGCAATGAAGACGACTACGGATTCATCAAAGGCGTTGGCGTCGAGTCGCTCTGGTCAGTCGAGAAACTTCGTTACAATGGCATTGATCATGGCATGATCACCGGCCTGTTTGCTGCATCGTAAAGGAGGGATAGAAAATGTCTCAAGCACGCAAATACCACACCCAGCAGGTGCACTATCTTGACGCAACGCTGAACTTTGACAGCGGTGTCGTCACGGTGGGCACTGCCCCTGCTGGCGCTATCCTGCTCAAGCCGATTTCCGGTGCGAGCGTGAACGTCGCCTTCAATGCCGGTACGAACAACTTCATCGACATCGGCACGACGGCGAATGATGACCTGTACGGGACCGACCTTGCAGGTGGTACGATTGCGATGGTGCCACTTGATGAGGCCGTGACGCAGGTGCTCGCAGCGGACACCACGTTCACTGCGACGTATGCGCAGACCGGCACAGCGGCTTCCGCTGGTTCGGCCCGTATCATCATCGCATACATCCCATAGTTGAGTGCATCCGGCGCGGCGTGAACATGAAACGGTTCTTTAACAAGGGGTGCTCTGTGCTTCCGAAGAACCGCAACGTGCTCACCGCTGCGGCGCTTGCGTTCAATGCCGATTGGATTCTCATGAACGCACTGGAGGCAGCCAATGGCCGTTGATCAAGCCGGGCTTGTGGCCCGCGTCCTGCTTTACCTGAACGTCACTATCGGCGGCGAAACGCCATCGACTGAGGATGACGCCACAGTCGATCTGGCAATTGCTGAAATCATGGCAGAGCTGGAAGAGAAGAAGCTGGCCTATTGGGCCGTCTCTGCCATCCCTGAGAGCGTAGCGCGTGGCATGACCATCATGGTTGGTGCCAATTGCGCAACCTCGTTTATGTCGCTTGGCGAGTCCGCCCAATACATTGCTGCCAAACGCTCTGGCGAAGCCCTGATACGCGAAATCATCGCGCAGGGATCTGACCATGAGACCACACCACACATTTACTTCTAGGAGACGACCGATGGCAGTATTTCGCTACGAAGGGCCTTGGGATGCGCGCGATATCTGGGGCGTATCGTTCCAGTTGGGCCAGACGCATGAGATTGACGATGAGAAGCTGATCGCCAAGCTGTCGGCGCTTGAGGGCTTTGTCCGTGTTGATGCGATTGAGGCTGAGCCATCGCTTGACCCCGATCCGAATGATTACCCGGCAGACGAGGAGCAGTCACCGGAAGAGGTATTCGAGGAGTTGAAAATCCCGCGCGTCGGTGCAGGTACGATCCCGGAAGATTGGGAGACGCTGCACCACTCGACACGCATTCGCATGGCCAAGGAAATGCGGCCCGACCTTGCGGAGGTCATCACCACGGCAGCGGATGCGAATGAGGTGATTCGTGGTGAAATGAAGCCTGAATAATGCCACGCGCAGTCTTCGCTACAGGCCATGCAGCCCGTGCCTTCGCCGGTGACTCGGAGAGGGTACTGGTCAACATGTATGCCGAGCCGAACGAATCTGACCCGGCCCGTCCGATCAAGCTGATGACGACGCCTGGCACGATGGACAAGGACGCTGGCAACGTCATTCAGGGAAATATCCGGGCGATGGCGCAAGAGGATGCGTTCGCCTCTGGCAAGGTGCTGATCCTCGACGGCACGACGTTGAGAACATGGGTTCCGTCAACTGGCACGTTTGGCACGATAACCGGCACTGTGAGCGGCACAGACAGGGCTGACGTGGCGATTTCGCAGACTGAGCTTGCTATCCTGTCGGGTGGTACGGTTTACGTCTCGGCGGGTACGACAATCGCCGCAGCGACGGATGTTGATTTCCCGTCAGGGATTACGTCGGTTACTGTGATGAGCCAACGGCTTTTGATGACCACGACAGCGGGCCAGTTCTTCTACTCGTCTGTTCTGGACTTTGACGATTTGACGGGCCTGAACTTCTACACGGCTGAAGGTTCGCCGGATAATCTGGTTGCGGTGCGACGGTGGGCAGAGATGGCCCTGATGTTCGGTACTGAGACGCTTGAGATGTGGTATTCTGAGCCATCGAATGCCTCTGATCCGTTTAGCCGCGCGTCCAGTGTGGTGCCAACAGGGTGCAGGGCGCGCGATACAATCGCAATCACTTCCGTTGGCCCGGTCTGGGTCGATCCTGAGAACAATGTCGTGCTGCTGATTGGGGCGCAGACGCAAACCATCAGCCCGCCCTGGCTGTCGCGCCTGATTGCGGCTGAGACGGCATCGGATCTGATTGCATCGACCTACAAGGCAGAAGGCGATGAGTTCTACGTCCTGAACGGGCTAAACTTCTGCGCTGTGCTGAAGGGCGGGACACAGGACTGGCACCTTCGCAAGACCGATAGCAGCGACACATGGGCCTTCTCGCGCATCCTGACGGCCGGGGGCGCGCAATACGCTACCAAACGCACGGGAACGGCATTCATGCGGCTTAGCCGGGACTATGCCACAGATGAGCAGGCAGATGCTGAGACGCTGGGAACGGATATTACACGCGAGTTTACCGCACATATCCCGCATGACGCGGGTCGCCCTGCGCTTGGCCCGATCATGGTGGATGGATCGAAAGGCGGCGGGTTGGCTGCTGGCGATGGCTCTGCGCCAGTTATTCAGATGCGCATATCGACGGATAATGGAAACACATGGTCGAGCTTCCGGTCACGCAAACTTGGCGCACAAGGCGCTTATGACGAGCGATCCAAGTGGAACCAGAACGGGCGAGGACGCAGGCCACAGACGATCCTGCATTTCAAGGTCGCAGAGCCAATCGCATTCACGGTGACGGGCGTGTCATGGGGTGAGGCTAGTTAATGGCTATTGCACCCGGAGACGACATAACCGGTACGCCGGAGCCTTTGCCACGCGATAGCCTGACAAATCGCCTTGGCGGGTTAGCGCGCGGCTGGATCAACTATTTCCAGGGCAAGGATCGCCTGACGGGGGAAATCCTTTCAGGCGTGAACCGGAACCGGCAGAATATTGTCCAGCTACAGACCGACTACACGGCAGCGGATGGCGCGGTATCGAGTGCCTATATTACTGCGGATGCAGTCGTTGCTGCGGATGCATCCGGCGCACGGGCTACGCTATCCACCACACTGGTGGCAGCTTATGAAGCGGCAGATTCGGCAATTCAGGGGCAGGTTACAACCAACGCCGCGAGCATTGTTACCGAGCAGAGCGTGCGTGCTTCTGGCGATGCTGCGAATGCTTCCAGCATCACGACGCTTGAAGCAGCTTATGAAGCGGCAGATTCGGCAATTCAGGGGCAGGTTACAACCAACGCCGCAAGCATTGTTACCGAGGAGAGCGCGCGTGCGTCTGGCGATAGTGCAAATGCATCGAGCATCACGACGCTTGAAGCTCAAGTAGCCACCAATGAAGCACATGTTCAGCAGATTGCGGAAGCCTACGCCACGGACTCCTCTGCCACGGCCCGCCTTGTCTGGACAGTCAACACAACTACGAACGCGGCGACAATCGAGCAGACGGCTGCGGAGGGGTATGTTGACGGCACATGGAACGGGTCAGCAATCAATCTCGCAGCGGACCAGATCACACTGCTTGCGGAGGATATTAATTTTGGCTCGCAGACGGCATTCGACACGGCGACCGAGACATTCATCACCGAGGTGGGTTCAATCCGCTCACGGTATGGCACGGCGTTCGGGGCCTCGTCTGACCTGATCCGCTGGGATGGGCCTGTTGCGGTTACGCAGGGCAGTGAGACCCCGACGAATGGCTATCTGGCGATTACGACCAGCGGTGCGATTTACAAGGATGACGCGGCCCTTGGCTGGGGCGCAACAGCGGCGGAGGCGGCGGCCAGTAACGCGCAGGTCGGGACTGGCGCGAATAGTCTGGTCGACACCGGCTTCCGTCAACCCGGTTCCGATTATTGGCAGATTTACGACAATAGCGCCGGATCGCTGGGTTTCAGCGTTCTGGATTATGACAGTGGCATTCGCGTTGGG